AACAAGTAATAATATTTTTATTATTTCCTTTGCAATTAGCGGTACAATCATTTAACATCTCTATACCTACATCAGCAAGCATAACTAATAATTTATGATATGTACAAACATACTTTGCAGGAATAACCATATATACAAAATCAGGATTAGTTTCAACAAGTTCTTCAGAATTAGTAAAAACTTGTGAGAAATTAGTTTCCGACATACATTAATTTATGATAAATATTAATAATATTTTGTTGTTGTTCAGTTGTTAATATTTTATTTATAGATATTGCGTTTCTAACTATATTTAAACAGTTAATAACACAATTAGATTTTTCAGTAGGAATATAACCAATTTGTAATTGATTAATATTATTAATACATAAGTCAGTTAAATTAGTAATAATTTCCTCACTTAATTTATCTGTATTATTAATTATATTCATTTGAAGACTTTATTGTTTATATAAATAATATAATTTTCAAAAGAAATAGATAATTTACTAACATAACTAAATATTTTTGTTTCTTTATCTAATTTATTATTATAAACTAATTTTATAGTATTATCTATTAAATCATTTTTCCATTGTTCTTTTAATATAGTAGCTACATTAATTCCATTGATAGTATACATAGATAATGTATTATAAGTATTATAAAATTCAGCGTTTATAATTGTTTTAATATTATCTACTATATTATCTTTATTATCATTTATATTATTTTTAGCAATAACATTTACTATATATTCGGTAATATGCATTCTTGCACTTTCAAAAGAATTTTTAATAGCGTTTTTACATTTATCTTTATCTTTATCTATAATATTATTTGTTACATTATCTAAAAAATTACTTATTTTAGAAATTGTTTCTAATAATTCATTAGTTACTTTAATAACATTTTTTCCTTTTTTAGTATCAATAATTTTAATAACTATAAGATAAATAGCTACTACTATTGCTGGAGCAATACCTTGTGAAATAGCTGTTTCAAATAAATCCATATAATGTTAAAATAAAAAAGAGAAGTTGCTAATATTATTAATTAAAATAATATCAACAGCTTCTCTTCGATTAATATTTATTAATATTTAAAATTAATACGAAAGCGTCTATATTATGCAACAGATTTAATACCAGCAAGAATAGTATCCATAGTAGCAATTTGAGCTGCGCCTGTAGGAATAGCAATTTGAACAATTTGATTTACGAGTTCATCGCGAGTTTTAACATCTCGAGGAACTGAGAATCGCAAAGTATAAACCGTATATCCTGCATCAGCAGCATCAGGTTGAGCATTAGGATTAAGAGGATAATTAGGATATAAATAATGAACATCGTCCATATAAGTATATTCAAATCCTGCGTCGGCAGCAGCCATATTAGCCATCTTCTTAATTGCTTCTGCATCAGCAATTCCAATTTCTCCACGAGTTGTATAAGTTACAGTAGTACCACTTAAAGCATCTGCCATAGTAATTTCATAATCAACAGCAGGCTCAGTAGCGGTAACTGTTACGGTTGCTGTAGATACAGCAGCAGTTAAGCCTAAAGTAGCAGTATTATTATTAACATAATTTGCTATTTTAGCAGCAACTTGTTCAGCAGTTTCAGTATGTTTAAACACATGAATAGAAGCAGTCCAATTACTACGTTCATTAAATTGAATACCTTTCTTTGTAAAAATAACAGTATGATCACACATTATAACAGGCTCAGGAACAGTAAATTTTGCAGTAAAAGTTTTAGCAGCCGAATAAGTAGATTTACTATAACTAAAATCTTTATTATAAAAAGGAATAATTATAGGACCTCCATCTTTACTTGCTCTACCCATAACTATTTGGCCATAACCTGTAATTAATTTGCCAGTAGCATCAACAGTAGGAACACCATTATTCATATAATAAAATCCAAGTGCTCCGGCTGGTGCTTTATCTATTGCAGTAGATGCAGCAATAGCTGCAACATTACCAGCAAGAAGAAAATTTCTCATATCTATTTATATATAATTAATTAGAAGTACTAACAACACTTCTTAAATATAACTCCGCCGCAGCTTTTACAATATCAATATGTGTATATTCAGGTAAATCACAATTGATATTCGAAGAAGAAGTGTCATTTATATAAGTTATAATATTAGGTTTCTTAATAATATTTAATACAACCTTTGAAGGTTTTTTATGAGTATTAATATCTTTAGTATTATCTCCAGTATATATATCTATTATAATAGTATTAGTTTTAGAATCAGAATTATCTGTAAATACTATAATAGGATAATCAAATGTAGCTCTATTACAAAAATCGTGTAATGTAGAATATAAATAATCATTATCTACTATTCTTGTAGAAAATCCACCAAATATATCATTATAATATATATAAGAACTTGTAAATAAAAAAACATTATCATTATTTATTTCAGCAGTAAATTTATTTTCTTCTTCATTAATAGTAATATTGGATATTTCTAACTTATCAATTAATGTACGTAAAACATTTATTTGACCTATTTTAGCATTATCAATATAAATTTTATTATTACCACTCATCTTAACATTATCAGCAATGACTTTTTTAATATAATCATTTACTGCAATGTTAAGACAAGTGTCAATATCTTCGGATAGAATTGCCCGTACTGTTTGCATACCCATTTGTTGAGCTAATTCTCTAAACATTACGTGCATTTCTACTACTGTCATAAATTATACGTTTTTTAATTTATTTTTATAGGCATTAACTACATCCGCATTTGCAGGATTTTTAAACCAAGCAACAGCTTCTTTAATATTAGCACCTATAAATTCTCCTTCTGGAGTAATAATATTTTGATTATACTGACTCCTTACAAATTCACCACGCTCAATTAAAATTTCAATAATAGCTTTAATCTTAATATCAGCATCATTAAACATCTTATTAAATTTAATAGGCTCATCAGAAGAGAATTTATCTAATTCATTTTCTTTTATCATACGATCTTCAAGAGAAGATAATATAACAGGTTTACCTACATTAACACAGTATTGAGCATAAATAGCATCAAATAATTCATCATCAGCAATCATACTAACAAAATTAGCTTTTGCTTTATTATTCTCCAAACGAAGTTTACGTTGCAAATCAGCTTCTTTTTGATCGTCTTTAAAATAAAAACGAATACTCGGATCACTATTAATTAAAGCTGTATCTTTAGCAATATCTTTATATAAAAGACAATGACGATACATTAAATAATCTTCAATATTAACAGGACGACCAAATTGATATTTAGAACTCTCAAGATCATTAATTGCGGCTATTTTAGCGGCAAGAGCTTTCTTAAGTTCTCCAAGATTAGATTTATCAGCTTGACGATATTTCTCTTCAATCAGTTTTTCTTTATCTTGAATAGCTCTAAAATCTATGTATCTATCATAACGAAAACTAATATCAAATTTTTTGCCAAGTTCATTAACTGAAATTTGAATATTATTTAAATACTGTTTAACACGAGTAATAAAATTTTCGTTATTAGGAGAAAGACCTATTAAATCAGGAAAATAGGCTTCAACTTCACCCTTATTAGAAGATAATGTACGAGAACTTGTAACTGAACTTCCAATAAAATCTCTACGTTTAGTTAAAGACTTATCATTAGCTCGTCTAAATAAAGAATAATTTTTAACTAATGCAATAGTAATACTACGTTTATCTATATATTCTCTATTTTTTACATTAATATCCTTTTCTTCAACACTACCAGGAATAGGTTCAGGTTTTTCATCCACACTTTCCTTTACGGGGGAACCGCCAAAAGCAGTAACTTTATTATCAGAGCTTCCTTTAGATCTATCAGATAATCCAAAGTTTAATTTAGCACTGTTATTACTTGTATTATTTTCCATAATTAAATATTCATTAATTTAAATTAGAGTACACACTTTAACAAGAACATCTTCGAAGAGTTATTTACTTGAAGACCTTGAGAGTGCTTAACCTCATAACGGCTCATATCAATTTCAGTCGAAATATAATTGGTTTCAGGTACACCCCAAGATGCAGGAATATCCGTAAGGCCCTTAAATACTTTAGCTTTATGAATTTGACCTTTTTGACGAACAACTCGAACATTTTGAGTTCCATCGTAAATAGAGAAGTCGATAAAGCAAGCTTGATGCGAAGTAATAGGATAACCAGTACGAGGATGAATTTCACCATTCTTTTTAGCAGCTTCTGCAATAGTACTCTTGTCAAAGAAAGCACAATGCTTAACTGTAATAGTATGACCATCAACAGTCTTATAACGACGGAAATATTTACCATACGTTAAACCTGCATCAGAACCATCAATCATCTTATCGCCAAGAGGAGTAACAAAACCATTCTCTTTAGCATCTAAGCGCATAGCTTCATCAAAATCTTCAATGAAGCCTTTACCACCCATAAGAACAATGTTCATTTCACCTGTATCAGTATCACGATCAAGAACATCGCCAATAGTACGCTTAATTTTGCTTAAAGTAAGATATTCGCCATAAGTATCATAATTGGACTCACGACAAATCTCTAACATACCAGCAGTAGTAGGAATAGGCTTACCATTATCGTCATCCTTAAGAGTTATTTCTCCATTAGGTAAACGGTTATATTCTGCCATCCAAAGACGCTCTTCATTATAAACACGACGCTCAATATTAAATTGACGCATCTCTTCACTAATCCATAATTTAGAAGCCTTACCAGCACCATCTTTAAATTCATATTCAGTAACTACATTGCTAATATTACCAGCAACTTCTTTAGATTTACGATAGAACTCAAGTTGAGAAGTCATACGACCAGGCCCCATAACTTTGCTACGGTTTCCTTTAGAATATGACTCAGAAATAAGAGGAGCACCCATTGACCAATATTTACCTTTAGCAAGTAAAGCGGGATCAATAAACGCATCAGGATTAGGCGACATAAGTTTAATTATATAACCATATCCGTAAGCACTCTCACCTAAATCTCGTTGAATACGAACTTGAGTTTTTCCATCAGGGCCAATAAGAGTATGTTGCTCAATAAACCAATGAGTAGAAGTATGAATTTCTACAGGAGCACCGCCAAGACCAGGTTTATCACCACCAGAAAAATGAGTAATAAAATCATCAAATTTCATACGACCCATTGTTTTCCAAGTCCATTGAACAGTATCAATATCTACTGTACCAACACTGCCTTGACCCTCAGTCATAAACAGAAGAGGAAAACGATCGTCATCCATACCATAATTGTAGGTAAGAAAGGAATTTATTTCGACAGGTTTT